GCATCGAGAAGAGAGCTGAGTCCCCAATATCAGCATCTACCATAAGATCAGCTAACTGCTGTTCGGACATGCCGAAAGTGCCACGAAATTCGTTGGCTAACTGGTCAGACATACCTCTGGTTTTGCCAGCGTTATTCCGTGATGCGCTTTTCATCACCTCAAAAAGATGCTGGTTCCCCATGTCTAAGATCAGATCGTCAGCGCCTGTGAAAAATCCCCAACCCTGCTGCATGCCTACGTCAATAAGTTCATAAGTTGCTGGATCTTCCTGCTCTATTCTCAGCAACCCCTGCTGAGCATCAAGAAGTCTTACTTGCCTCTGAGTTGTATTTACAGCAGCTAGTCGGTCAGCCTGTTCAAATGCCCCCAGCTTACCCCAAGTCCCTATCCTTTTTGATGCATCCACTTCCTCGGCTACAGTCCTCGCTGTTGCCTTTATTGATGCTGCAGTAACCATAGAATCATGAAGCTCTGACGAAAGATCCATATCCTCCTTCAATAGATCTTCAAAGTGATCTTCTAAGGGTTTTGTCTCGTCGCCTACCTGTTTGTAAGCGTAATCTGTCTCAGAGAACTCATCTATCGTGTCTACACCTTCGTAACGGTGCCTTCTCCCTAATGCAGTTCTGGACTTCCAGTTTCTTACTTCATCTGCGTAAGCCTCTATGAAATTCTTGTAAAGCCTCCTAGATGCGTTTGCCCCAAATGTAGCTTCGACCCCCTTGAAAGGGACTTTAATATCCCTGACACCCTTTACCGCAGCGCTGTACTCGGAAAAAATTTCTATTGTTTCGGGAAGTAAAGGATCTTGTGCAAACCACGTTGAGTTTAAATCAAAAATATAACTGTTCTTATTATGGTAATCTCGCAAAAGGTCACGGTTTAACTGAAACCAATCATCATCAGCGAAGGTAGTTTCAAAGTAACGTAACCCTGCAGGGTCAGAAGCCCCAAACCCTTCCATCGACATAGTTTTCGCTTCTGGTACTAGGGAGTAAAAAGCCTGAACCCTTGCTGTAGAAGTCCCATCTGCACCGCCTCCGATAAATCTACCTACAGCATACGACCCGCCAACAACATCCCAGTCATCCATGTATTTTCCGGGTCCCATGAGATTGTGAAAGTGGGCAGTCATTAACTGTTGGAAGTCCTGCCCGTAATCTACCTCTGTCCCAGTGAAGAAAACGATAGGCTCGCCAGCTTCATTCTTGAAGGCGCTTTCCTGAAGTCTTCTTAGTATTTCCGGCGTTTCGTTTACAAGCTCAAGTCTGTTCCTGACTTCCGGAACTACATCGTGGATCGCTGCAACCTTAGTGTCTGGATTTCTTAATATATCTATTAATGAACGGCGGAGTAATTCAACCCCTCTTTCTTGGAACATGTCAGCATCTATCGTTCCTTCCAGTACTTTTCTGTAAAGCTTTTCGTACTGTGGATGCTGAAAGATCTTCCGCGCCAATGGCAGGTAGCGAGCGTTACTCCCGTCGAAGAAATGAGGAATGTCTGAGTCTACTAAGTCCCCGACTATATCATCTCGGTTATCGTTAAGTAGCTGCCTTTTACCCCCTAAGAAGTAGTCAGCCATTGCTCTGATAGCAAGGGCATCAGAGTTTGTTCGCCTAGCAAATTCCCTTGCTAGATAAGTTAATTGCTGAGGAGCCATTTTCTTATCTACAAGAATCTTCCCTTGAGCTATTTCTTCTATTACTGAACTGAAAGAATCTACTATTTTTTGGTCATGAGAATAATATTTAGGGTCGCTCCTAACTTCTGCTATACCTGCTATAGCTCTCCTACCCGCTGCTTCTCTGAGCCTTTGAAGGGATTCATTCAAACCTTTGCTTGCAGCTTGCCAAAGCCTTTCGGTATCAAAAAGCCCCCAAGCTTCTTTTCTAACTGCTGAAGTTCTTTCACCCCTAGCTACATCAAGAGTATATTTTGCAAAAAGATCTGCCCCTGCTTCATGAAGTAACTTATGAAGATCCACGGCTAACAGTCTTTTATCAAGCTCGCCCGAAGCTCGTAATGCTGAGTACTCTGCTGATGTTGCGGTAGGCGGTACTATCTTATCCCAGCTCCAGTAGTTATCATCCCCCATGATGGCTGCAATATCATCGACTGTCATATCGTTTAGTGCTTGTCTTTGGACAGAGGTAATATCCTCCCCTGTAAGATGCGCCCTTACTAGAACCTGATCCTTAAGGGAGTTGGCAAGCATCTCCATGGAACCTGATTGCCCGCCCTTTCCATTTGAAACTAACCTAAAAATATCTGCAAGTACGATATGAGCTAACTCGTGTTGTATTGTTATTACGGAATCAGCATCATTTGTAAGCTCTGGGTTTGTCTTGACAAACTCGATTAAACTTGCAGCCCTACGGAAGATCGAATCCATGAAAGCGTCACCCATGCCTTCGGGAATATCCTTGCCCCCCGTTATAGTTCTTGCTGCAAAAGGCTGCTGCGTGTCTGGTACTTCTCGAACCGCAGGAACAAGTCCTTGAATGTATGTAGTCTCATCAATTCCGAAGGAATCAGCTAACGCTTTTATTATTGGTCTGGAAATATTAGAAGCATGTTCTATTTGTTCAGGTGAAAGATTAAGTATTTCTCCAGAAACCTTGAAGTAACTATCTGTATCTGTGATCTGGTAAGTCTTAGTAACCTCCCCTTCGTCAACAATTGTTATAGGGGCTTCCTGACGTTGCCAGCTATGTACTGTTTCAACTTGACCTTCGGCGCGAATTTGACTTTCGGTGCGTACCCAAATCTTATGCGGGTGGTCTAGCGGGGTTCCCCCTGCATCACGCGCTGCGTAAGCAAGGCTTTCTTCAGCCGTAAAACCTGCAGTAACTTTTCGCTCATTAGCGTCAAGGGATACTGACGGTGGTGCTTGACCTGCATTATCTATTACATAAGATAGCTGCGCTGGTTTTCTAAGCCCTTGACTGCCAAACTTTTTATGGATTGCCCTGTAAGAACCTCTGATAATTTTAAACGGAAGTGTAATATCTTCGGTCATCCACCTAAGGCTTCTGGCAGCACTTACCCCACCGAAACCAAAACCTACCCACTCACCAGCCGTTGCTCCAGCCTTTGCTAACGTTTCGTTCCCAATGGCTGATCCGGGCAATGCCCCCATCGCCTGTGCAGTTGCGATCGGAATGAACTCTTCATTCATTGGGTTAGCTATAATCCCGGCAAAAGCTCGCGCCCTTCTTGGACCAGAAGTCTTCTGAAGCTGTCGTTGCTGAAGCCCTGTTACCTGAGTCTTCTGACCAGCTATTTCTATAGGAGACAGGAGTTTAGTTACCTGATCCTCATATCTTCTTATCCGCTCATTAGTGGGCATCAACAGGGGGAAAGGTGCGCTAGAAATTCCATTCGTTGTAAGTACTTGCTGGTAATAAAGCTCTTCAGCCTGTTCAAGCTCAGATGATCCAAGGGGATGCTCGTCTTGCCTACTCATGTGTGGAAGAACCTCTTCCACATACAAAGCTTTATCCCTTGCTATAAATTCCCTGCCAGATTCTTTATTGGGATCAAATTCTTCCTTAGCTGACGAGACTCCTATAAAAGCCGGGGTGTCGTCAAGTTCTCTTCTCTGTCTTATCCGATCATCATATTCTGCTTGCTTCTGGTTTCTGAGGTTGTCAACAGATTGCGCTGTTGTATCTACCCTCATCGGCATCATCCCCCGCATCTGAAAACCTGACGTACCTTCCCTCTCTATTCTTCCTCTACCCGCCGCGAACTCGTCATACTCTTCTGAGTCTTGGAAAGAAGCGTAGTTAGGGTCGGGCTGGTGAACGCGAGGGGCTGGAGGGGCATAGGTTGCCGACCTGTTATTCCTGCTAGCGATGAAGTTTCTAAATGAGGAAACCATTAGTAGTAAAGGAACCTAGTCCTTGGGCTAAATCGTCCCTGATCGCTGTATTGCCTACCCAGTTGAGCGAACCGTTCCGTAAACGGAAGATCTTTCAGGTAGTCAGTGAAGGAAGCGTCAGGTGCGCCACCGCCAAGAACCTGCTCTCCAAGCTTGCCGTAAAAACCCTGCAACGCTTGGTTGTATATATCCGAAGCCTGTCTCTGCCTTGTTGGGGTATCGAGGAGATTTTGCCGACCTAAAGTTCCAAAGAAAGCAGCCCTTGGCTCCTCTTCAAGAAAACCAGAGAACGTAGGATTGATTGCCACTTATTTCTCCTAGAGTCCAAATTGGTCTTGCACGAATCTAGCGAAGTTCTGGAAACCAACGTTCCGACCAGCAGACCCCGGAGCGTTTCGCTGCCGAGTAAAGTCAGCCCAGAGTTCATCTGCACCGCCCTGACCTCTTCGCATTGCCTGAAGAGCCATGGGTGAAAACCTTTGTTGCTGTGCTTGCTCAGCAAGGTTTACTACGTCCCTAATGTTTCTCCACCCCTCTGCGGCATTATCTCCATATACATTAGGCATTATCATTTCTCTAATCCTATTTTGGGTAGCGGTAGGTAATGCAGCTAGACCTTGCTCATCATACGAGCCTAATTTACTTAAAGCAGTACCCAGTAGCCCGCCAAGCGCTCCTCTGGGAGAGGCATCACCACTAAAAAGCTGTTGGGCAAAAACACCGAAATCCTCTTCCCCGGTCGTTCCTTGGAGTTTATTCCCCAAGGTTTGCAATGCACCATAAGCTGTTGCTGCCGGGCTGTATAAAGATTCTAGGTAATTCTGTCCTTGATAACCTCCGGGTACACCCCCTCCCCCAAATGCCTGTGAAATACCTTCGATGAATGACCCAAATGGAGATTGAGCCTCTATCATCTGCCTTCGGAATGGCTCACCCCAAGCAGCAGGACCTGCACCTGTTTGATAGTTTATGGTACTTGGGTCATTCGTACTCCAAGATAGGGGATCGTATCCCGTGTTAGTAAGCTCAGGGTTTTCCCACCATTCCATAGGTCCGGTCAGTCCGGTCGGTCCGGTCGGTCCGCTTGCATTTTGATTTGCCTGTAGGTCAGCTATTATTTTTTCAAGGTCTGCCTTATCTTTTGCTGACTGATCCTCTATAGCTTGGAGCGCATCTGCGATCCGTTGATCTACACTTTTCCCTCCGGCTTCGCCGCCTCCGCCGCCTCCGCCTCCGCCGGGTGGTGGGGTTTCCCTTCCTTTATCGGCATCTGGACCTGAAGCTCCCGTTGCTTCGGCTGGAGTAATGTCCGTCGGGCGACCTTGTATATTCGCTCCGGGTGGTATAGCCCCCCGCCCTTTACGGTAGGCATCCATAAGATCGTCTGCCTCGATCTCTAAAGTTCCCGTTTCGCCGTCTGGTTCTTTATATGTAATTCTAAAAAGCATGGTTATACGCCGTTAAGTGTCCCCGGTCCGCCGGGAGTACCCGGCGGTGCTTGAGCAGGATCACCAGCCCTAGTGAATCCTTGCATTTGTGAAGAAAGAATATCATTAGATATTCCCGGCGGGCTACCCTGCCCACCACCTTGTCCTCCGGCTTCAGGGGGCGGAACTCCGCCTCCCATCATCATTGCCTGTACTTGCGCTTGCATCTGTTGGAACTGCATATCCGCAGATTGTTCCTGCTGCTGTTCCTGCTTAAGTGTCTTTCTTAGAAGGTCAATATAGATAAGGGCTTTTTCCTGTTCCCCTGTTTGCATCAAGCCTTCTATCAGGGTTATCAACAGGGCTTTCGGTTCTGTTACATGAGCCTGTTGTGCGCTGATTGCGTTCTTAAACTGGTCAACATCTGTAATCTGCAGGACGTTTTCCCATATCCATTCGTCAGGTGCGAGTGGTCGCTCTCCCTCTCGCATCATCTGTGCCATTGTTATTAACTGTGGTTCGTCCTGTGGCATCCTGACACCGAACTTAACTTCGATGGCTCCAGCACCTTCAATGTCTGCAGGGTTAATTTCTTCGTGGAAGTAACTTGATACGTCATTGTGGCGACCCGTTACATCCATCGCCTTGAATCCGCCAAGCTGGTACTGCATCGAGATGAGTTCAGTTATCTGCTTGTAACAGGAAGACATAGCCTGAACTCTTGGTGCTATCTGGTGAGCAGATCCTTCTTGAAGAACCTTCGCTGCAAATCCTGAGATCGCAAAAGGAAGCTCGCCATAACTTACGTTAGATAAGCCACCACGCTGAAGCTCGCCGGATATTTGACCTACAAATGCAGGGGTGTCAATCGGCATCGTTACTTCGTCGAGAAGCTGGATTTCTGTTCCGGCAGGGAGTGGGACTTCTGATCCGTCCTGCCAAGGGTCAGATTCAAGAGTTGTCGTTCCGTCAGGAGAAATAATCTTGTACGGTCGCCTGACCGCTCGCCTAACAAGTGTTTTGTAGGCACTCATTGCGAAGTTCAGGTCTTCATAGATCTGGCGGTTAGATGAAAAGATAGACTCACCAAAGTCTTTTGCGGTGTCATCACTGGAAGTCTCACCCTGAATCCAAGGGGCTGGACCCACAGCCCCAAGGAAAACAGGGGCAAATGGAGTGTTATTAATATCCCTGATGTTGTGCTTGGTTAGCCTTTTACCCCATTCGTAGTGGTCTTTGTCTTTGGTGACTATTATCCCGTGTTCTTCCCGTGAGTAATAGTCCCACACATCTACCCCTGCAAGCTCCCCATCTTTTTCTACTGCTGGCTCAACGTCTATTCTGAACTTGGACTTAACTGAAAGGGCAGATCTTCGCGTTTTATGCGCCAGCCATACAACCCCATCGTCATCCATTTCGTAAATACAGTGAAGGGGATCGAAAGGCGTAATGTCTACGTAAGTACTTCCGTCCTCTCGCTTGTTTAAAAGCGCTCGCCCTGCATACCAGCCCCTAAGTACAGCATGGAAAGCGAGTTGTTCGCGAACAGTTGGTTGTCCTATGCGCTGCATCCGTTCATCAGCTAGGTTCAATGACCCTATCGCAAGCTTTTCTTTCTTGGCTCCGGGGGTTCGGTCAGCAACAGCAGCGCTCATATTTACCCGGATGGACATACTGGCACTAGTTAGGTAGGAAATAATCTTATCGGCTAAGATTCTGGGGGCATTTGATGTATAGCTCTGGTATCCGGCTCCAGCGTCATAGTTATTTAGACGATATAAGCCATAATCGTCTTCCATTCTGGCGCGTCTGGTAATAAATCCGGGGGACTCCCAAACATCTTCTAGGGTTGTTGCCAGATCATCTATCTTTGCCACATTACCACCTGTTTACTGCGATTATTTTCCCCTGCACCGTGGTTCTGGCGTAGCCAAAATTCACAACAAGTCCGTAGGTTATCGCTTTTATCCCGTGATTGAAAGCGTCCCTCGGAGTTTTTCCCACAACGTTGCCCTCACGGTCAGTCCTCCAAGTATATACATGCATTTGCTCATCAAACGGGTTAGCGCAGCCACCTAATTCGGACAAAATACCCTTGCATTTAGGGTTAAAGACTACGTTTGGCTGGTGAGTGACAGGGTTTTCCTTAAGGTAGGTATTAAATCTTTCGATACCATCCATTATTCCAACACTCTGGGACTGCATATACAGTCCGGCTTGCTGCAACCACGTATCTACTGGTCTGGATTCCCCAAAATTATGGGCAGCTATATCTATAACACCGTGGGAAACATCCTGCCACCAAGGTTTGTTCTGGCATATGTCGATAATTTCCTCAGTAACCTTAAGTCTTTCGTAGATTTCGTCTATTACCCGTACCTGACCATCAATTATCTGTACTGCCTCAACAGCATAAGCGGACTTTGTAACCTGAGAGTACCCCGGATCAATCCACAAATGTATTGGTTCGCCGGGAATGTAGGTAATATCGTCAGAAACGTGGTGTGCAATGTCAAACATATCGTGAACAAGACCCTTTGGAGGCGCTGGCTTGCCCGCAATTCGCTCATTGAACCAGTTTTCGGAGTGTAACCTCTCAAGGGACAGGATCTCTTTGTCTTGTCTGCCATCAGGATAGACAACCCTGTTTGTCCAAGATGGCAGTGAAAAGGAAATAGCGTCGTCATCAGGGTTATAGAACTTCCACGCCTCCCACTGGGACGGATACCAGCCTAGGGACATTTCGAAAGTACCCTCTAAGAATAGATACCCGCGCTTTTCTGCGATACGCCCGCGTAAACGCAGGAAACTGTCATAGTCGATCTGGGATGCTTCGCAAGTAACCACCATTCTAGGAGCTTCCATAGCAAGGCTCCGGTAATCGTTGGCGGATTTTGTCTTTATCTTAAATAATCCGGGGTTATTAGCTGTCCCACAGATGGCTTCCATCTCTCCGGGATCTATACGCTTAGTCTGCTTGTACAGGAATCCTAGCTTCCCCAGCATATCGGTTAAGTAGTTCCACTCTGCCCGGTTACGCTCATAGTCAGCAGCTACAAGCCACACAATATCTCCATCCTCAAATTCATCAAGGTGGGTAATGATGGAAAGCGCTCCCATAAAGCTCTTTCCCGCACGCTCCCCGCCCGCAACAAGCTTGATTCTGGCTGGATGGTCAAGGATCTCGTCCTGTTCAGACCATGTGTTCACGCCGATCGTATCTAAAAGGGCTTTTCGATCTTCGGGCAATAACAAAACATACCTCCTGAATAACACAGACCCCAATGCAGGAGGCTTCAAGCACCGGGGTCTGCTTGTCAGTAAAGACTCCCGCATTACACCTTGCGGTTGAGACTGATTGTAAACCCTAACGAGGTAGTTTTAAGGAGGAACACCCCGGATGTAACAATCCTGACGTATAAAAAATAACATGTTATTGGACCGAAAGGAGGGAAGGAAGGGGG